TTATTTGGAAATACCCTTGATTCGTTCTGTAAACTTTTTTATAGCATTGATTTCGGCGGGTTTGATGTGTGGATGGGCTTTAGTCCTTCCGCCGTTTCGTTTGATATGACCAAATTCAAGGAGATGAGTGAGTGGTCCATACTTAAAACTATAAACTACCCAGGCTCCATTTCTCAAACGTTTCTTTCTCCAGCCTTTTGAATACTTACCTGTTTTCTTAGGGCTAGTCTCCCTTAATTCTTTAATGGTTTCCTGAGCAACTTCTTCTGCAATATTATCAACTTCTTCAGCAATTTCATTCGAGTATTCAGACAAAATTTGTGCTAACTGTTGTGATAAGTCCATTTTATTAAAAACTCCTTTCTTATTCTAAAATTAGTAAGTTTTTACCCCCTTTTTCTCTGACTGCCTCCGACTTGGAAAAAGTTCCCTTCGCCGGTACCCTAAGTATACGAAGATGATTCAAAGAGAGGGGGGATAGTCAAAAGCCTTTTAATTTTTCAAACTCTTGAGCAATGATTTGTCTTCGGCGATTGATATAGATCTTGGATTTATTTAACTCTTCAGCTACATCATCCCATGTTGCATTTTCTTTGAGAAACCTCATTTTGAATATTGTTAAGTCGACATCAATCAATCTAGTCATCAGGGTTTCTACAAGAAGTTTGAAGGCCTCCAGATTTCTTAATGTCAAATCTTCTTCAATTCTGATTATCGTATTCTCGGTAGGATTACTGGGTTTATTCCCTCGTCCCATTATAGAGTCTCTGTAATCATATTTCTTGTTGTGTATCAGCTCCTGTCTCCTTGAATTGATTTTATTATTGATAGTTCTATATCTTTCTAAATCTATGTCAATAAACTCCAATTCCCTCTTACTAAGTTTTCTCATGGATCTGTATCACCTCCTAAACTTAATTTCTGTGGCTTTGAGTTTGTCATACTGTAAATTCTGTCAAAGTAACAAAAAATCTGAATCCCCTGTTAATTACTAGCTTTATAAGGTATAGTCATTTTTAGTTTGACGTTGTTTCAATATGACAAGCTAAATAATAGGAGAAATAGTAATCCGAGTTTCTCATATCTTACATTCTGTTAAACTAATGACTTCCTGAAAACCTTTGACATTATAAGCTTTATCAGACTTTGTGAAAATGAGTTTATGCCTGACTCAGTTTGTTAAACTCAATATTAGTTAGAAAAGATAGTGTTACTAAAATCCATAACACTATCTTTTAACTATTTATTTTTTAGAAACTCTTTGGCCTCTCTCAACTCAGTAGGCAAATCAATAGTTCCGTTATAAGTTCTAAAAAATGGTGTAATTCTATATAGCTCTGTTTCTGTTCGATATCCTGATAAATCATAAGATTGAGAGAGTTCTTTTGCAATCTTATCATTTGTTTCCTGGACTTGTTCTTGAATGTTCTTTAGTTCTTCAAAGTTTGAAACAATATTTCGGATCAGTTTGCGATATTTTTTCTCAATACCATTACTTCTAATTTGTCTACGTGTTTCAAAATGAATGTACCAAGGAACTAGGGTTCGAAGATCATAAACTTCATTGTGGAATTCTTTTGAAACCTGCGATAATTGTTCGTCTAAAATCTCAATTTCCTCAGAGGATGCTACAGTATTGTTATTTAGTGCATCTTCTAGGTTATCCAAAGTAACTTTTTTGGCTCTTTGTAAACGGGCCTTTTTCTCTAGAATAGACTGTTCAAATTTCTTAAATGTAGCTCTTTTTCGCTTAATATCTTCAAATTTTGTTTTAAGTTCTTCAAGCGGATTTTTTGATAAATCAACTTTCATAGTGTCCCCCGTTTCTAATTCCAAGCAACTAAGTAACCACAGTCCGCTTCAATCTTCTGTACATCAAATCGTGTGTGCAATGTGAGTTTTTGGGCAAATACATTGTTTGAAAATGCCCAATTTAGAGTGCTTTTTCTCAAGTCGAATAATGTAACAAAGTTTTCTAAATCTCCTATAAATGCTAACTTATCCCCGTTGTTTCCAAGAGTTGTATCGTCTACGATTAAAAAATCATCAACGTAGAAGGTTTCAGTTGTTCCAGTGGCTTTATTTGCTTTTAGTAAGTAATTCCCGGAACTGTCTTTGATTTTACTCAATGTATCAAATAGGGACTGAGTTAATACCATTGAAACTTTACGTTCAGGACTAATAAGAGAAATCACTGATTTAAGATCACCAATGTTTGAGACAGTTTTATGTTCTGCAGTTTGAAGGATTTTTCCGATTTCCTTATTTTTTGTTTTACGTTCAAGTTTAATAATTCGTTTACCTAAAAACTCATGTAGATTGTATTCTCTATCATCCATTTGTTCTTGTGAAAAATAAATGTAGCCACTAAAACTTCGTATATTGTATTTTACTTTATTTGTTTTCTTGTTTAGGTTCGGTAAATCCGTTCGATCTAAACTAACTTCTTCTAAAATTTCTGAAGCAAAATCATTTACTTCATATGTCCCTATTTCTGTGAATGTTTCAATGGTGTTTACTAAATCAACTAGTTCTTTTGGACGGTCTGTTGTTTCATAGCTTTCAATAATTTGTTTTTCAAGTAAAACTTGATTTTGATATAAGTTAAAACCCTTTGTAGAAGTTCCTTTGCTACGGATATAATTTTCTAGATTTTCCTTTTGTCGTGTAAGTGTTAATGTCATTTTAGTTTCTCCTTCATTGTTTTATATTTGAATGTTGTTTGTATTTCTTTCTAAAGTTCGGAGCAGTCTTTTTATCTTTCAAGTCCTGCTGAACTTTTTGAATCATCTTTTCTAGTGTCTTGTTTATCATTGTTTAGACCATATTTTTCCAATATTTCCTTTTTTCTTTGCTTGAGAGAGTCAGGAACTTTTTTACATTTAGCGATGAGCTTCATTCTGTTTTCGCGGCTCATAAAAAATCGATCGCTAACCAAGTATTCAGATTCATTTTGCCTGTTCATATTGTTACCTCCTTCCTTTTGAATTAGTCATATCTTACATTGTATCCAGTTATGCATCACCTCCCGAAATCAGTTGTATCAAGGTTTCGAGATAGTTATTAAAAAATTTTCTTCTAGCTCGTATTCTAAGTAATTTCTAGTCGCCTCAGCATGATTTTTGGGTTTCATACTCTACTCTTCCTTCGCCAACAATCCACTAACTGCCATATCTCGTATAAATTGGCTTTCCTGCTCTGCCGTCATATTTGGATTGTCCTTCTTAATTTCCAGCAGTAGTTCTGCCAACTTGTCGCTATCCGTTTGAAGTGTTAATTTCTTGACCGTATTTTGGAAGTGTAGTTCTAGACTGTCAACCATTGCTTCCATGCGGTCTGCAGTCTGAAACATATTATTGACGTGATAAGCAATTTTGGCAATGGTCGCAAAGCATTTGGCTCTAGTATCTGGATGTTTATAGAGTTCATACACGTTCAAGGTAACATCTTCGGCGATAATCCTGTTCCCGATTTCTAAAAAGTTTATATAGTCTGTCGTATTGAGTTCTTCAAAATCCATAGTCATGAAGTCGGCTCGTTGCTGGTTTAATTCCTCCAGCTCTTTGTCTGCCTGGGCAAAATATTCTTGTTCGGTCATGGTATTATTCTCCTTGTTTTAGTCTGTTGATTGAGTAGCGTTTATCTGAAATGCTGAAGGCCTTGAATGAGTTCCCCTCTAGTCCTTTGAAAATTCGGCTTGCATTTCGTGCATTGTAAACGGTCTTGATTTCCTGGCTATTCAGATTGGTGTTGATGATCGTTGTTTCTCGGTTATTGAGAATGTCAAATAGAAAATCCTGCTCCCAGTCGCTTTTAGGAGCAATAGTCGCATTCTTTGCCCCTAAATCGTCCAAGATGAGAAAATCAACGTTGGTCAGTTGCTCAACGGCATCAAACTCTGTCAGGTTTGCCCCTTTGCCGTAGTTCCAGCCGTTTTTAATCTGCTTAATGATTTCAGTCAAGCTAACGAATAACACGCTCTTAGGCTTGCCAATCTCCTTGAAATGCTCGTTGATTGCCTTAGCCATAGCAAAAGACAAGTGACTTTTTCCAATACCTGTCTGGCCAGTGATCAGCGTGTTGCCCGTCATACCTTGTTTGTACTTCTCAACTTGATTTTTAGCAAATTCTAACATCTGCTTTTCTTCAGCAGTATCAGCCATGAAGTTCGCAAAACTAGCTTCTTTCAGCTCAGTAGGTACAAGGCTGTCACGCATTAGAACATCATAGGTTGCCACATAGGCTTGTTGGTTACGTGCCTCTAGAAGTATTTCTTCCTCATGCAAAGCAATATCCTCCTGCGTACAATCTGGGCAGAATATGCTTGTTTTCAGTTCCTTTGTTTCTCTGTCTGGAAATTGGATTTGCCAGAGCTGTGTTCCGTGTTTTGAGCAACATTCTTCAAGTATTTTTCTTCGGTCTAATAAATCCATTGGATTACCTCCTAGAATGGTAGTGGTGGGTGATTATCATTGTTACCTGGTTGACCCTGTTTCGGTGATTCGTTCAAGTAGCTGTCAAAGTTGCTAGGAGAAAATAGGGTCTTAGGTCGTAAGTATTGTGCCATTTGGCTGTTATTCTTCCACTGGGCTACCTTGGTATCAATAACTTTCTTGAAGTCCTCAAGGGTGTAGCCGTCTTTGTATCTAGCTTGAATGAATTTGGTGTGAGTAGCTATAAATTTATAAGTGTGTCCAGTTTCTTGATTGAGGTACTGGATAGGGATGTAGAGGGGATAATTCTTTGGACTGACTTTTTTCAGTTCATCAATAGATGATTGATTAAGCCAATTGGGAAAAACATACGCTGAACTCTGTTCAGCAGAATTGTCCAATTCGGAATATATATCTTTATTTATATCTAAATCTATATCTAACTTTATATCTTTCTCTATCTCTATCTCTGGTGGAGTTTTGTCCGTTTCTCTGGTGGAGATTTCTCCAACTCGCTTTATTTTGTTATATTCTGCTCGTTTTCTATCTGCATCTGTGCTTGATTTTCCTACAAAATTCTGGATATTGGTCATATAGATTGCACCGTTATCCAAAATCTCAATCAAGCGTAGTTGCTGGAAAATCTGGATTGCCTTCTCGATAACCCCTACATGATGCCGTGTGATTGTAGCAAGCATTTGAGCGTTATAAGGGATTAAGTCGTTAAACATCAGTATCCCGTTGTTTTTTAGGCTGCGTAGATACAATTTCAAAAGGATATTGCTATAAATATAGCCGTCGGGCATACTTTCCAGAATGATTGCCTCATCACTTTCAAAGAAATTGTCTTTCAGCTTTAAGTAATAATACTTTTTGTTATCTGCCATTCTCCACCCCCAAAAATATCAGAATGTCACTTACTCGATAAAATACTTTTCTGGTTTCTTCTAGTGGTGGTTGGTATCGTTTTAACCCGTTGTCTTCCCAACGTTTCAAGGTCTTTGGGTTTATTTCTAACTCTTCTAAGACTTGCTGGGCAGTGATTAGACCTAAAGCTTTTGGTTGGATTTTTTCACGTCCTTCCAGGTACTTATTGATGAGGTCTAGTAGCCCATGAGTTAGATCCTGCTCACTTTCTTTGCTTAAGCTAAACATTTCGATATTTCCTCCAATCGTTTAGGTCTGCACTCAACAAAGCATTGATACGTTTGTATTCTTCGTTCTGTTGCCGTTGAAGTGGCAATACCCCAGCGAGTCGTTCGGTATCATTTTGCGGGATATAGTAGCCTCCGTGAGTGTCACGGTTGCCACAAATAGGAATGCCATAGTCAATTATCAATTTACGGATGTTCTCCCGTACTGTCCGAACGTCTGAATGCGTGTGAAGAGCTAGGTCCGTAGCGGATATTGGTAGAGTCATTCCTAAAGGAATTAGTTTGAATACCTTGTATAAGTGATTGGGTAGAGTTGTTTCAGTCATCGTTTTTCTCCTTTTGTGTATGTTATGAGTACATCTCCATTTGTTTCATAACCCACTCCTTGCGGTCTTCTTCGTCCATAGCTAAAAATCTATCGACTTCTTCCTTTGGGATATTCCCTTCAAGATAGTTCATGATTAGTGAGTAAAGTTTGGGATTTTGTTTGATAAATTGGGCAAGTTTGTCTTCCATGGATAGCCTCCTAGTTATAGTATCTGCTTTGTGATTGAATATAAGCCCCGTAGTGCGCATTGGTCAGCGGTCTGGCATCTTTATTCTCTGGCTTGGTTTTCGGCTCTATATCAAGCTGAAAAGTGCCTAAATGATGCCATAGGTAAATAACCAAGGGAAACAGGAAAGCAATCAGGGTTAAGGTCTGTTCTGGCGGTAGGTTTAGTTCTTGCATTACAGTAGAGCCCGTTCTCGTAGGTCTTTAACAATTAGACTGCGTAGGTATGTCCAAGTTGAAGCGGTAGTGTGAATGATGCCGTCGCTTAAGTTGTTTTCTTTGATAGCTTTGTCCAGGAAATTGAATAGCAACCAGTTGGGAGCTTTTTTGTATCTTGTTGTGCATTCATCGTCATACCCTTTTAGCTCTCTAAGTAAGTTCTCCACATTCGCCTGGTAAAATTCTTCATGGCTTGTTTCAGCCTCTTTGTAAGCATCTGATAGCTTGTAAAATTCGCTCCAAAGGCTTGTGATAGCTCCCCTGCATTCTTCAGCGATTTCAGCAGCTCCATTGTGCTCTTTGGCAATATGCCATTCGCTTAGAATGTCTAGCTTTTCCTCAGCCACTTGTAGTTTTTCTTCAAATTCTTTAAAATACTGTTCCATATTTTTGTTACCTCGCTCTATTTTTATTCAGTAATTTTCCCTGCATTTTTAAGAGTTGCCCTCTACTTGCTAGCACATTCCACGTTTCTGTGGTATAATCATTTTAGATTTGTTTACTAAATCCCTTTTAATCGCTTGCCTGCTGATTAAATGTTTGTTTAGTAATGTTTTGGAAAAGCCTGTCTGTCGTCAAACTTTGGGCTTTTCTTTTACTCAAATAATGTTTCTATTAGGTCCGCTAGTTTTTTAGCGGTCTTTTTTAGTGTTAAATAGATTAGTCCGCCTATGGTTTGCCTCCTTTCGTTATTAACGCATATTATCTTCATTTTGAAGAAGTGAAGTAGTGGGGTGGTATATTTACCCTAGAAAGATATTTCAAGTTGTCAGAAGTAATAAGTTTATTTACTCTGTGACCTTAAAACGTGTTTTAGCTCGCTCGCTTCTTTCCTTTCGTTGTTCTTCGGTCAATCTCAATTTTGGTTTTGCAAATGGATTGATATTTCCGTCAACCATCCTAACTCTGATGTAAACACGATTTCCTCGCTCGTCGATTTCCTCTGAAAGAATGTCGTATAGTTTGATACGCTTTTCAATCTTGGTAATGTGCCTGCGGACACTGGTTTCAAATATCCAGGTATCTTCTAGCTCATCGTAATTGATGACTGTTTCCCGTTCTTCTGGCAGGTATGCCATGTCTATCCCCTCCTATTATGCAGACAGTTTTTGCTTTTTCATGATTAACTCTCGAATGTCAGCGTATTGCATATTCACGTTAATCAGAGCTATCGCTACATCTTCAAAAGTTTGGTAGTTTGTCAGTTCATCACTTGTCAAGCTATCTATGCCGTTGTGTCCGCCACGCTTGTTTTTCAACTGCTTAGCGTTCATTCCAGTTACTGCCTTTAGCAACAGATTATTTACAGAGGCATAGGCTTGTTTGGGTGCATTCTCCCAGTTCTTGATTGCTTCAAGTAAGTTTTTTCGCCTTGGCTTTTCTAAGGCTCGTTGGATCTTGAAGTTGGCCAGCTCGTCCCGCATCTCAAAGAATGCCTTGACCAAGTTCTTTTTGAACTCTCTGACTGGTTGGGTGTTTCTGAGATAGGTTATCAATAAAGTAGCTTGTTGCTCATTCAAAATGTAGTTCTTTGAATGTTGGCCACTAGTCATAGCTTGGATTTGAAATCCAACCTTACCTAAATTTTCAAAATCTACCTTGTGTTCTCTGATTAAGCGTGTAATAGTGTGATGTTGCACCTCTGCACACTCTGCCACAATACTACTAAGTGTATACGGCTCTTTCCGTCCGTCCATATAAACTAGTTCCATAGATTTCCTTTCCGTGTATTTTTCTGTACTTGCCACCTAGAGCAGTACCAAGGAGGGTTTGAACAAATAAGGAGAAAAAGCAACAAACCTCTTGATACTGCCATAGGTAGCAAGTAAAAGCTTTTGGCTATAAATAATGACTTATTTAGGGATTATCAAATTAGGTAACATCTAGATTAGTAGTCTTCTACTAGCCATTCCATAACTTTTTGGTAGATACTCTTTTTAACTTCGCCACCATTGATAACCTTACGATAGGTAATAGGGTTGATTCCGATTTGTTTTGCAACAACCTGATTAGTTAGCATCATATCCGCTTGTTTTCTACGGATTGCTTTCGCTTGATTTGAAGTAATAAGCATTTGGTCCTCCTTCTTTTTTTGCGATTAACATTTTTGTTAACAAAACAATGTTAACAAACATTTTTGTTAATTGCAAGCAATAAATAACATTTTTGTTATTTATTTTGTTTTTTGTGCTATAATCTAGAAAGAGGTGATGAGATAAATGAACAAAATTAGAGATCTAAGAACAGAAAAAAATTATACACAAAAGGAACTTGCGGATTTATTAGGGGTTACTTCTATGACTATTTCACGATGGGAAAAAGAAGAAAAGCCAGCTATAAAACACGAACAAGCTAAAATTCTAGCTAACCACTTTGGAGTTAGTGTTGGTTATCTATTGGGATATGAGGATAATTCTCAGCTAATCGATGATTTTCTAAAAGAAATGAGTAATCTATCTGATGAGGAAGCTTTTAAAATAGCAAAAACAAATGATTTTCAGGAAAAATTTTCTTTAATCAAGGCACTCTCAAAAGAAGTAGAGCTTAATCGCACTGAAGAAAATCGAAATAGAATGATTGACGAAATTTATGCTTTATTGAAGGGGCTTGATACAAATGACCTTGAACAGCTGTACACACTTGTGCAACGTTTTTATTTTAGTGACTATTCACTTGAAAAAAATTCTGAACTTGAGTACAAACGGGAAAAGCTAACACTATCTTATAGAGAATTCAAAAATAGTAACTGAAGCCTTTTATTAGGAGAATATTGTTAGTAACCAACCTATCTAACTCTCTGAGACACCTTTATAATAGCAATCTCAGCACCAAAAAAGCCCTAACTCTAAAAGAAAGGGCTGAAAATAATTGAATTATAAAAACTAGTTAAGTCTAGTTAGGAGGTCTATAAAGTGATCAAAGATATTATTGAAAATAATAGTTATCCTATAGTTTTTATCGGTTCTGGAATTTCCAAAAGATACTTGGAAGACTTTCCTACTTGGACAAATCTTCTCCAAGAATACTGGGAACTAATTGGTGAAAAAAACAGTATCTTTCAATTTATGAGGAATCTAGAACAAACTGATGAAGATGTAAGAAATTCTACTGAGGATAAGAAAGATTTCCTAATTAACGTTAAAACGGCAACCTATATAAAACAACGCTATGATGATTTGTTTTATAGCGGTAAAATTACTCTAGAAGGACTTACTGAAAAAGAAGCTTACCTTGATAAAATTTCTCCCTTTAATTATTCCATCACTAAAAGATTTTCTAATTATAAAATCAAGGAAGATATGAGAGAAGAAATTGAGGAATATAAAACATTTCTGTCAAAAGCAAAAGTTATCGTCACTACTAATTACGATACATTGACAGAAGATTTGCTAGATTCTATTGACCAAAAACCAACGGTATATGTTGGACAAAAGGGCTTTTTTGATGAGACTTATAACTGGTCGGAATTATTCAAGATTCATGGTGATGTATACGATCCATCAAGTATAGTCATAACAGAAGAGGATTATAAAGTTTACGATAACAATTCAATCTTAATCAGTGCAAAAATCCTTTCAAACCTTATCCATTCTCCTATTATTTTTATTGGGTATTCTCTAACTGATAGGAATGTTCAAAAGCTACTAACAGACTTTGCTTCTCAATTGCCTAATGAAGATTTGAGAAAAAACACTAACCGCATTACTGTAGTTGAGTTTCAGCCAGATACAGATGAGTTTATTGAACAAATTATAAATAACCCTACACTAAATATTTCCCACTCTATCTTAAAAACAGACAATTACAAGAAACTTTTCCAGGAAATAGGAAAAATTGACCAAGGTTTGACACCTTATGAAGTTAGTAGGTTTGAAGCAACAGTAAAAACAATTGTAGTGACAGCTGGGGAAGTGGGAAAGCTAGATAGTTTTCTTGTTAGCTCACAAAATCTTGATACATTGCCAGAAGATATTAAAAAGCGCCGAATTGTCGTCGCTTTGGGTGATAAAAAGAATATGTTTGTAAACCCTAGTTATGTAGACTATGTTGAGGACTACTTTAATGATGGTGGAACTTTCTTACCTGAAGTTGCGCTACGTTTTATTGCAAATGAAAATACCCAAGCTAGAATACCTTTTGTGAAATATCTCAAAGATGTTGATTTTAGTAAATATGAATTTTTATCTAAAAAGCAAAAGCTTAAACTAAATACAAGAATATCTGTCATGGGACATTTACAAAGTTTAATTGATAGCGTGCCTAAATCTAATAAGAAAGATTACGATACTCTAGCAAGTATCTTAGAACTGGCAGCACCTAATACTAGAAAATTAGAATTAATTGCTTATAATATAAAGAAATTCTCTCCAGATGAGATCTTAGACTATATCAACAGCGATGTCTTACCAGTATTGAGAGATAACTATTTTAACAATGCACCTGAAATTTCAGCCCAAAGGCGACTATTACTAGCTTATGACTTGCTAGTAAATGGCGATTTTGAGCAGTAAAAAAACGATAGAGGACTGCAACAGGGAGCAGAAAACTATCGCTAGGGGCAAGGAAGGCAGGTTCTAAAACGACTTTAGAAAAAGACACTTTCTTCACTACTATTCTATACTTAATGTTGTTTTTAGTCAATAATGAAGTAGCCATAATCTTATTTTCCTTGTAAATATACCTAAAAAGTGATAAAATATTGCTAATCGTAAAAGAAGTTTGCAAAAACTACACTGCTCTAGGCCTGTATCTCTATATGGGTAAGGGTTACAATGAATTTAGCGTATCAACTTTTTAGTTGTTACGCTTTTATTTTTTACTATTCTGCATGATATAAACCTAAATCCCTTTTAATCGCTTGCCTGCTGATGATAGAAAGGTTTATAATCATGAAAATAAAGGAAGTAACAAAGAAAGACGGTAGCATTATTTACCGTGCAAATATCTATCTAGGAGTGGACCAGGTAACAGGGAAGAAAGTCAAGACCAATGTCACGGGGAGGACACGAAAGGAAGTTAGGCAGAAAGCCAAGCGAGCAGAATATAACTTCAAACAGAATGGTTCAACACGCTTCTGTGCTCAAACAGATATAAAAACCATTCAGGAACTATCTGAAAGTTGGCTAGCGAACTACCAGCACACTGTGAAGCCTCAAACGTTAAGAAATACCAAGTCATATCTAAAGAATCATATCCTACCCCGTTTGGGAGATATGCGACTGGAAAAGCTAAGCCCACCAGTAGCCCAGGCGTTTATAAATGATCTAGCCAAGCGTACAAATCAATTTGATAAGGCACGCTCTGTTCTATCGAGAATGTTTCGGTATGCTATTGTTTTGCAGTTGGTCCAGTACAATCCTGTGCGAGATACTCTCGTTCCCAGGAAGAAGCAACCGACGAAAAAGAAAGTGAAATATATCCAGTCAGACCACTTAAAAAAGTTTCTGGATCATATCGACAAGCTCGCCCAAAAAGACTTTACAAGGTATGGCTATACGGTTGCCTTTCGCCTCTTGCTTGCTACTGGTATGCGTATCGGTGAGTTATCCGCTTTGGAATGGTTGGATATCACCTTGGAGGAGCATAGTATCAGAATCAACAAAACCTACTTACAAGAAATTAAACAGGTAGGAGAGACTAAGACCAAGGCTGGGGAAAGAGTTGTCAGCATCGATAAGGCGACAGTCCTCATGCTCAAACAATACCAAAACCGTCAACGAGTGGTATTCTTGGAAGTTGGAGGAGCACCGACTAGGGTATTTGAAACACCGACACGGCTCTACCTTACTAGGAATAACTTCCAAAGAGTGTTAGACCGCCACTGTGAAAAACTTGAAATTCCACGGGTTACCCTTCACGCTTTTCGCCATACTCACGCTAGTTTGCTGCTGAACGCTGGAATTAGTTACAAAGAACTCCAGCACCGTCTAGGTCACTCCAATATCACGTTGACCCTAGACACCTATTCTCATTTATCCAAAGACAAAGAAAAAGAGGCGGTTTCATATTATGAAAAGGCCCTCGCAAGTCTTTAG